TCCAGAAGCTTATGGTACTGCACTTACTAAAGATAGGTCGGATTATCAAAAAATGAGACCAGAACAAAAACATATTTTTACTTCAAATTTAAAGTATCAAATTATGCTTGATTCTGTTCAGGGAAGAGGTCCTGGATTAGCATTAATGCCACATTGCTCTCTTCCAGAATTGGAATCTGCAATGATTGTTTGGCAGTTTATGGAAATGATTCATAGTTATTCTTATACTTACATTATAAAAAATGTTTATTCAAATCCATCTGATGTATTTGATAATATTATTAAAGATGAAAATATTTTAGATAGGGCTAAAAGTGTTACTGAAGCTTATGATGATTACTTAGATTCTTCTCAAAGTTATTCTTCGTCTAATTTGTGGAAATTTAATAACGAAGGAGTACCTTTAGGAAAGGAATCACTTTATGAAGTGAAACGCAAACTTTACCGGGCAATTGCAAATGTTAATATTCTAGAAGGTATTAGATTTTATGTTTCTTTTGCTTGCTCATTTGCTTTTGGTGAACTTCATTTGATGGAGGGTTCTGCTAAAATTATTTCTAAAATTGCAACTGATGAACGGCTTCATTTAACACTAACCCAAAATATTCTTACCAAGTGGAAAAATGGTTTAGATGACCCTGATATGAAGCAAATTGCTAAAGAAGAAGAACCCTATGTTTATGATATGTTTAAACGAGCTGTTCAAGAGGAGCAAAATTGGTCTAGATATCTTTTTCGTGATGGTAGTATGATAGGATTAAATGATAAACTTCTATGTAATTATGTTGAATGGATTGCTAATCGTCGTATGAAAGCAATAGGACTCAAGCCAATTTATGATATTGCTGGTAATAATAATCCTCTTCCTTGGACTGAAGATTGGCTTAATAGTAAGAATGTACAAAATCCACCTCAAGAGGAGCCTTTAGAGTCTTATATTGTCGGTGGAATTAAACAAGATGTAAAAATTGATACATTTAGTGGATTTAAATTATGAATTACAATGAATCCTAAAATACTTAAAGATGATTCCAACTATGATGAATGGTGCGAACAGGAAATCCTGAATGCATACCAAGAGGCAGCAGAGTGTGATGAGTTTCTTTTTGGTGATTATGATTATGAAAATGAATGGTTATCTATAAATAGTAGTAATACTAATTAATCTTGTAAGTTACTTTTTGTGTATATTATACCAACAGATTATTATACATTAAAGAGAAAATTGAATAAACTCAAGAAACAAGTTTACGCAGAAAACGCATCAGAATTAGAAATTAGCCTTGCTCATAAATATCTGAGCAAGGCTATTGTGTATGTAGATGAGTTGCAGTTATACTAATCCTTGGTATTATAATGGAAAAATATTTGAATCTTCTGATATTCAAGATTATTTTGGATTTGTTTATTTAATTGAAAATAATTTAAATAAAAGAAAATATATTGGGCGTAAATATTTTTTTAGCTATAGAACGCCTAAAGGTAAAAATAGAAAAGTAAAATTAGAATCGAATTGGAAAGATTATTATGGCTCTTGTCCAGAACTTAAAGAAGATATTGTTAAATATGGCAGAGAAAATTTTAGTAGAACTATCTTATCATTACATAAAACAAAGGGCAAAACAAACTTTGGAGAAACGAGTCAACTCTTCAAGAACGACGTTCTCACAGAATCTCTTGACGATGGAACACCAGCATACTACAATTCCAACATTATCGGAAGATTCTACAGAAAAGATTATTATGGAAACTCAGATTGAACCAGTAGTTCAGGTTCGTGATTGGGCAATTGAAAAGATTGAAATGTTATATGAAACTAACAGTCATTATAATGCCGATGCACTTCTTGCTGAATTTGATGAATGGATTAATATACCAGATGGAAATGAAGAAATTACTTATCTTTGTCTTGAAGATAATGAGTGGACAGATCAGGAATTGGATGTCAAATGAGTAAACTCTTGACATCAAATAAATAATCAATTTTTTTAATGGGAGTATTGTGGTAAATACTGTAAGAAAATTAGTACATGGAGTTGGTATTAATGACCTCCCTTATGTCATAAAAGACTGCCCATATTATGAAAGATGGAGAAGTATTTTATGTAGATGCTACTCTACAAAGTTTCATGAATGTAACAAATCATATAAAGATTGTGAAATTTGCGATGAATGGAGATATGCCTCTAACTTTAAGAAATGGATGGAAACTAAAGACTGGATGGAGAAAGTTTTAGATAAAGACATTCTTTATTATGGGAACAAATTGTATAGTCCAGAAAAATGTATTTTTGTTCCAATAGAAGTTAATTCTTTGTTTATTAAATTATCTAGAAGAAGTGAATATCCTCTTGGGGTTTATAAATCAAAAACTAAAAATAAAGTAGATGTTAAAATATCAATTGACAATAAAAGAATATTCTTAGGTTCTTTTTATGACATTTATAATGCCCATAGAGTTTGGCAAAAACACAAGATTGATTATCTTTTATTATTAGCAGAAAGACAAAGTGATGACATTATAAAAGAAAAAATTATTAGTCTTTGTAAAACTATTAGAAATGATTATCTAAATTACAAAGAAACGAAATATTCTTGACATTATTGAAATGCTGTCATAAGATACCATATCTCTTATACTTTATAAATATTTCCTTATTATGAATTATAAGTGAAACTAGAGCTGGGAATACTAAGATCCACTATTTCGATGGTGTGTGATTGTATTAAAGCCCAGATGTCGAATTCAATTTAACTAAATGCTTAGAAACCTAACAAATGTAACCGTAGCTCTTTTAGGTGCGGTTGCAACATCAGCGGCAACACTGCCAGCACCGAGTATGGCAACATCTTCAGTACAAGCACCATTTGCAATTATTCCTGAAGCGCCTGCTCAAGAGACAGAGACCAAAGAGGTTGTTCCCGAAAAACCTAAAGTAAAACGATTAGTTTGTAAAGGATGTAATACTAATGAGTCCCGTACTCTGGAATTCTTACAGAAACGAGGAATCACTGACAAAAACGCCCTAGCAACCATTATGGGCAATATCCGACAAGAATCTACCTTCACTCCTAATATCTGTGAAGGTGGTGCTAGAGTGTCTTATAGTGCTTGTAGGAGTGGTGGTTATGGATTGATTCAATTTACCGATGCTCCAAGATATAATGGTCTTGGTAAGTTTGCTGCTCGTATTGGTGGAGACCCTTCTACACTTGATACTCAACTTCGTTATATTATTACTGAACCACAATGGCGAGGTATTGAAGATAGATTGAAAGTTCCAGGAAAACCTATTGAATATTATATGCGTTTAGCATATACTTGGTTGGGTTGGGGACATAAAGGAGCAAGAACTGAATATGCTTATAACTACTCAAATAAGTTAGTTCTTACTGAAGTCTAAAATTCATAAGTCCACAATAAATACTGAGGAGTTCTATACTCCTCCTTTTTTTATGTTTAATTTCAATTTTGGTAAGAAGAAACCTGATATTAAACAATATGCAATTATAGGAGTCGTATTGTCCTCCATTATTGCAATACTCTCTCAATGTTCTGGAATATCCACAAATACTTTATGGGACTTATTGGATGAGATGCAACGAAAATATTTCCCACAAACTATTCTTAATGACTTTATTATTAAAGATGATAAAAAACTTGAAAGAAGAATTAAGAGAGATGTAGATAGAGCAATTGATGAGTATTGGAGACAAACTGGAGAAAAATCAGTAGAGATTCCTGCTCCAATCTTTTCAGAGAAACCTGTAGATGAATCTGTGTGTTATACCGAAGAATGTAAGGCACTTGGGGGAGAAATGAGAATCTGTGCTCCTTGGGTAAAAGACTGCAACTAAAAGTGTTATATATAAACATATCTTATTTTTATGGAGATTATTATGTCTACATCACAAGAACTACTGAATGCTGTTGAAGCCTGGAAAGTAGAAGACGAAAAGTTTGCTGCTGGTAATAATGCCGCTGGTACTCGCGCTCGTAAAGCACTTCAGGAGATCGCCAAACTCGTTAAGACTCGTAGAACCGAAATCACTGAAGAAAAGAACACCCGTAAGGAAGCAAAGGGTTGACAAGAGGGTTCTGATATCCTATACTAGTTTCACGGGTGGAGGAGGTCCAAACTTCTTATAAATCCCACACCTCCCATGCCTCTCAACGATGCACAAACAGGGAGGTTCCTTATGTCTCAGTAGCTCAGTTGGATAGAGCAACTGCCTTAAACATAAATGGAGCGTCATAAAGGAAACTTTATGAATGTAACTTCTCAAATTCGGGGAACCCTTTAAAATGGCAATCCCGAGCCAAGCATCGTAAGATGAAGGTGTAGAGACTTTACGGGAAGTGCCTAAGTCCTTTTGGGATATGGTAAAGAGAAAGTCCAGACCACAAACAGAGATGGCGAAGAAATTCGTAGTGGTAAGCTAAGCAGTCGGTCGCTGGTTCGAGTCCAGCCTGAGATGTTTTTGAACCTTAGGTATTATAAATAATAATAACTAAAAGGTTCCATTATGAATAAATGTTTATTCTGTAAAGAAGAAACAAAAAATCCAAAGTTTTGTGGGAGAAGTTGTGCTGCTTCATATAATAATAAAATAGCACCAAAAAGAAAACCAGAACATAAGTGTATTGATTGTGGAACTCCCATAACAGCAAATCGCTCTCGTTGTAAAGAACACTATTTGTTGTGGTTAAAGGATAGAGAAGTAAAAGATATGACACTTAAAGAAGCAATATATGAAAAACATCATAAGTCTTCCGCTTTTGCATTGGTTAGAACACGAGCAAGAGCTTTTGCTAAAAAACTTGGTTTTACCGAATGCATTAAATGTGGATATAATAAACATATAGAAATTGCTCATATCAAACCAATATCTTCTTTTAGTGAAGATATTATGGTTAGTGTCATAAACTCGAAAGAAAATATAATGCCCCTGTGCCCTAACTGCCATTGGGAATATGATCATAATCTCTGGACTTGACACTATTCCAAAACTGGTGTAATATATAAACTGATAGAGCGTAAGTCCCTGTTATATCCTTATGAGGTATATCACACTTACGCCATCAAATGTAGGAAGTGCAACACCTCTCGCTGGTTTAGACTGGATGATGTGAAAGGTGATTCTGTCCGCACATAGAAATCCCTCCTACCATATAATCCACAATAGCTCAGCGGTAGAGTCGCGGTCTGTTAAACCGTTTGTCCCTGGTTCGAATCCAGGTTGTGGAGTCGGAAGGTCTGGAAATGTTCGGGTCTTCCTCACTAAAACCTAGAATAATTTTAGGTCAGGGGGATGGCCTCCCCTGTTTTGCCCTTGTAGCTCAGTGGTAGAGCAACGGTTTTGTAAACCGTTGGTCGCTGGTTCAAATCCGGTCGGGGGCTTGACATAATACTCGTTATGTCTTATACTTCTTTCGTCCGTGTGAAGTGAAGTGCGTGAGAGTGAAGCCAAAAGTAAGGCACCCTGATAAAGGATTCAGTAGAAGGATGCAAAACCTTCCACTCTCACAATTTGCGAATGTGGTGTAGCGGTAACATCCCATCCTTCCAAGTTGGTGTCACGGGTTCGATCCCCGTCATTCGCTTGCTCCATAATTCCTGGAGCGTCTAAATAAACACTGTAGTTGTAAAACTTAACAAATTTATGAAACTCAAACAACTGATGCTTGCGCCTGTTGCTCTGGGAATGGTTGCTCCTGTTGCTGCGAATGCGGCAGATCTTAACATTGCAGCAGTCAACCAATATTCCACTTCGGAACAGGTTACAAGTGTTTCACAATTCTCCGATGTAAAGTCTACTGATTGGGCATACGGAGCACTCTCCTCCCTTGTAGAGCGTTACGGTTGTGTTGCCGGTTACCCTAACGGCACTTATGCTGGTGGTCAATCAATGACCCGTTATGAGGCAGCAGCACTTCTGAATGCCTGCCTGGATCGTGTGACGGAAGTTACCGATGAACTTCAACGCCTTATGAAAGAATTTGGTGCTGAACTTGCAGTTATTCGTGGTCGTGTAACCAAACTGGAAACACAAGTTGGTCGCCTGGAAGCAACTCAGTTCTCCACCACTACCAAACTTCGTGGTGAAGCAAACTTTGTTCTTGGCGGTGTTAGTGGTGCTCAGACTCCTGGTGCTACTCGTAATACTCCCAGCACGAATGTTGGAAACACGGCATTCAACTATGATCTTCGTCTGAACTTTGATACATCGTTCACTGGCAAAGATCTGCTTCGTACTCGTCTGCGTTCTGGTAATTTCTCTTCTCAACCTTTTGGTTCTTCCAACTCCCTCTTCAAACTGGATAAGGCAGAAACTTCTCAAGGTACTGGAACTTCCAGCAATGTGTGGTTGGATCGTCTGTATTACCAGTTCCCTGTTCTCACTAAGGGTATGACTGCTACTGCTGGTGCTTTGGTTCGTAACACTGAGATGTCATGGATTCCTTCGGCATATAAGTCGGACGTTCTTGACTTCTTCCAACTTGCCGGTGCTCCTGGTGTCTATAACAAGGCAACTGGATCTGGTTTTGGTCTTCAGTATGTTCAACCTGGCAAGAAAGGTGGACTTGTTGCTGGTGTAAACTATGTTGCTCAGAATGGTTCTGAATCCAACAGGGGTGAGTTTAACGAATCTGGTGGTCTGAATACTCTGGCACAGATCGGTTATCGTGCTCCTCAGTGGGGTGCTGCCTTTGGTTATCGTTATGGTACTGAAGGAACTCGTGTTCGTACTTTTAATGCCGTTGCTGGTGGATCCGGTGCTCTTGCTCCTGGTCAGACTTCTAATGGTTATGCCATCAGTGCTTACTGGCAACCCAAGACCTCTGGTATTGTTCCCTCTATCTCCGCTGGTTATGGTTGGAATGATGTAAGTCGTAATGCGCTTGGAAAAGCAACTCCTAATGGTGCTACTGATTCACAATCTTGGTATGCTGGTCTTCAGTGGAGTGATGTATTTGCCAAGGGTAACGGTGCTGGTTTTGCTATCGGTCAACCTGGCAATGCTGCTGGTCTTTCTAAGGATGCCCTTATGTGGGAAGCATTCTACAAGTACCGTGTGAGTGACAACATTTCGATCACTCCTGCAGTGTTCTATGTTTCTAACAATCAGGCATTCACTGGTGCTTCTTCCAACTTCGGTGGTATTATCCAGACCAAGTTCACCTTCTGATAGGTTAACTTCATAATAAAATTGGAGGGGGAAACCCCTTCTTTTTTGTGCAAATAAAAACCTTAACCTAATCTTAGTTGACTTTATATTTTCTTCAAATAGAATTATCTTGTAGTTATTCACTTTTTATGAAACTCAAAAATCTTATTGCTGTCGGTCTGGTTGCTGCTCCTGTTGCCGCTCTTGCTGGACCTCCTTTGAACGGTGCTGGTGCCACCTTCCCAGCGCCCATTTACCAACGATGGTTTCAGGACTATGCTGCTTCAACTGGTAATCGTGTGAATTATCAGTCAGTCGGTTCCGGTGCTGGCGTCCGTCAGTATGTCGCAGGAACTGTCGATTTCGGTGCAACTGATGAACCTATTTCGTCAAAAGAGGCAAGTAAAGTAAAGCGTGGTGTCGTTCAGATTCCTATGGTAGGAGGAACGATTGCCGTTGCCTATAACAAACCTGGATGTACTCTGAAACTGACTCAGAAGCAGGTTGTGGATGTTTTCCTGGGAACTATCAAGGATTGGAAGCAACTTGGTTGTGCTTCTGGTCCAGTCCGTGTTGTTCACCGATCTGATGGTTCTGGAACTACCTTTGCATTTACTAATTCACTTTCTGCGTTTTCTTCTGAATGGAAGAGCAAAGTTGGTGAAGGTAAGTCGGTCAAGTGGCCTGTTGGTATTGGTGGTAAAGGAAACGAAGGTGTTGCGGGTTCCATTCGTCAAACCGCTGGTTCTATCGGTTATGTAAATACCGGATTTGTAAGAGCAAACAAACTTCAGGCAGCAGCAGTCCAAAACAAGGCAGGGCAGTTTGTTCTTCCTACTGCTAAATCTGGTGCTATTGCTCTGAACAGTATTGCTCTTGATAGTAACCTTGCTGGAGAAAATCCAAATCCTTCTGCTGCTGGTGCTTATCCAATCTCTACTCTGACTTGGATTCTTGCCTATAAGAGTGGTAATGGTGCAAAGGCAGATGATATTCAGAAGGCACTCAACTATGCCCTGAGTGCAAAGGCACAAATGATTGCTGATGACTTGGGTTATGTTCCTCTTGCTGGAAGCATTCTCAACAAATCAAGAATTGCCGTGAAGCGTATCGGAAACTGATATTAGGAGGGGGGGGTTGACAACGACTCCCCTTTTTAATATAATCAAAAGAGCATTCGGAGGATTATGTCTCTCATTTCTCAAAAAGACCGTGAAATGGCAATTGAAGCATTAGAACACTATAAAACTACAATTCCATTAATCATTAACTTTGGAGAACTTCCTTCTGATATCGTCATTAAACAAGATGAACAAAAGATGATGGAAGTAAATACTCTTATAAATTGGATTAAGTTAGAACACTATAAGAATGAAAATTAATTTGTGGTTTTGCTCTGAGATGAAACAGTGGAGATGGACTCTCTGCGATAGTTCTCGTCCAATTCGCAAACAAGAATCCGGTCAAAGAGAAAATCTTCGTGATGCTATGAATGATGTAGCAAACACCGTAGAATATATGATGAACCAAGAGGTATAAATATTCTAAAGAAATCTTAAGGTTGATGGAAAAATTATTTAAGTTATTGAGTGATACTCAGGCATCACTTTTTGTTTTATTCCATAAAACTTGGGTTTATCACTGGAATGTGGTTGGATCTGATTTTAAGCAGTATCACGACTTATTTGGTGAACAGTATGAGTCGATGTTTGAGGAAATCGACCGTCTTACTGAACATATGAGATTTCTGGGTATGAAACCCGTAAGTACTCTCTCAAGAATTGTAGAAGTTTCTAGAGTCGAACAAGCATCTAATAGTGCTCAATCAATCGATTCTAAAACGATGATTGAACAACTAATGAATGATAATAAAACTTTGATTGAAATGTTTAATGAAGTTTCAGAAGAAGCAGAAAACCAAAAATCAAAGGGAACTATAAATCTTATTGATGATCTAAACGAAGCACACGGAAAGCATGTTTGGATGTTGAGATCTTTTACTGATTGAACTTATAACTGATATGGAAAACTTAAAGATAAGATGCCGTTCCTGTAATAGGGAACTAGAAGGCATTTCGGGAAAAACTGTTTCTTGTGGTTGTTCTAATATGGCAACCATTCGCAATAATACAAATATTTCTGCCGTTGATTTGAGTCAGGTGGTGATGCTCAATGGGCATTCATCCAAGATTGATAATAGTGTCTTAAAAAATGAAGATTTGATGTGGCAGGAAGAAAGGCGACAGCGTAAAGTTCGTCGTCTAGACTTTGAGATTCGTTGAAAAAATAGAACAGGTATTTTATCAATAAATCCACACAAACTTGACGAACTTAAAATATTCACTAGCATAACTAGTAGTATTCAACTAAATTCCAATGGACGATCATACATTCGCAAACTGGGTGAAAATCAAAGAAACCTTTGAGAAGTCTGGTAATACTAATAATATGTTTTACACCAGAGCGTGTGAAATCGTAAAAACAAAAAGAGATCCATTAGAAAAATATCTTAACGGAAAAAAATGAAAATCAAGGACGAACACTTTCAACAGAGAGCGTTTATTTTGAGTTCTTTTCGTAGATTAAAAATAGAGTTTACCACAAGCGTCTATAGATTTGCCGATAAAATCATTCAAGAAGGTTGGATGCCTCCTCTGGGTTCTTTGGATGAAGTTGATGCTATAATAAGAAACAAGTATCAGGATTTTATGAATGGATAAGGAAGAAATCCAAGAAATGATTAATCAATCCATCTCAAAGGCAATGGATAAGCACAATAAGACTGCTTCTTTGATTTCTGCTTGTGTCGGAGCGGTCTTGTTGGGTTTTTATGCTCATGGTCTTCTTGCGGTTGTGGGCAAGATTAAATAGAGCATATATAATATTAACTTCGGGCATTAGCGCAGTTTGGTAGCGCGTTCCGTTTGGGGCGGAAAGGTCAAAGGTTCAAATCCTTTATGCCCGATTAGACAGTCCTCCAACTGTCCTACTTGACTCATAAGGCAAAAGACCTTATAATACTTGAGTAATCAAACAAAGAAATGACTCTTACAGCAAAGTTTAAGAAAGACATCCAGACTCTCCGTGCTGCGTCAAATGGAGATTTTTATCTTGATGTGAAAAATCCAAAACTTTATAAGAAAGTAAAGCGTTATTATGAAAATGAAGGAGTAGTATTCTCCGGAGATCCTCTGGATGATTATGAAATCTTGATGGAGTATGTCTTTCAAGATCTTGAGACCGTAGAAGTATGACTAGCATTGCTCCCAAGGTTCTTCTAGAACGAGAAGATTATAGGTTTGTTGAAAAAGGTATTATTGAACTCAACGGCAAACCCGATTATCGTCTTCAGAAAAAGGATTATTATACCAAACGATGGAACGACATCTATCTGTTTGATAACCAGATGCAGTGTTTGACTGCTATGGAAGATATTAATTATACTCTCTGGTTAGATGATCAACCATGTTACAGAGAGATGAGGGGGGGGGATAGAGTAGTATTTCAGTATAAATAACCAGAGATACTCAAATAAGATGCCATACAAAAATAAAGAAGATGCTGCAGATCAAAAGAGACGATGGAGATTATCTAATCCTGAAAAAGTATCTGAATATCAACGAAGATATAGGGAGAACAACCCATACAAATATGCTGATAAAAGAACAAAAGAACAGCATAAAATAAAAAATGATCTTCAAAGAGAAAAAAGAAAGTGCATTCTTTTTGAGCATCTTGACAATAAATGCTGTAAATGTGGATCAACAACAAATTTAGAATTAGATCACATTAATCCTCTTCTCAAAACCTCAAGACAATCTATTTTATCTATGGGTCTTGAAAGGGCACTTAAAGAATGTGACAATATTCAACTTCTATGTAAAGAATGCCACAATAAAAGAAGTCAAGCGCAAAGAAAAGCAGCATATCATTTATTTTATAATATGCCTTTAGAAGAACAAGAAAAATGGATTAATAGATTTATATCTCATACTGGATTTGTTGATAGGACGCTTTCTTTTGATGATTCTGAAGATTTATAGATGGAAAATCAAACAATCCTCCGTTATGTAGGAAATGCTCTTCTAATTTTAGGATATTATATTCTTATATGGGGGGATGAGAGAGTTGGTTTGATTGTGAAAGTTGTGGGAGGAATTCTTCTCATTCCATCTTTCTTTTACTTTAAGATGTGGGACGCACTTACTTTGTGTGGATTCTACTTTATAATCGAAATCAGCAGACTTATTCATCTTATCGTCACGGATGGACGCTAACAGCACTGGTGGAGTCAAGTTAGAACCCTGATAAGTGCCCTCGTCGGATGGGCAATATAAGTACCGACTGGTGCGGAAACATCTGCTGTGGTTTTCTATTTTACCATTAGTCAAAAAGAATAGTGTATGTTAAAGGGGAGTTGCATAAACTCCTCTTTTTTGCTATAATAATATAAAAGAAATTGACATATGAAAGTTGCTTTAATTAGTGGAATCACAGGTCAAGACGGATCATATCTTGCCGAACTTCTCCTAGAAAAAGGATACGAAGTTCACGGCATTATTCGTCGTGCCTCTCAAATCAATACTCAAAGGATTGATCACATTTACAATCAAATTAAGTTACATTATGGAGACCTGACCGACTCTACAAATCTTGTAAGAGTTATTCAGCAAGTTCAACCGGATGAAATATATAATCTTGGTGCTCAGAGTCATGTAAAAGTGTCTTTTGAGATGCCTGAATATACAGGTATGGTTGATGGTCTCGGAACTCTTCGTATTCTTGAGGCAGTTCGTCTTCTTGGTATGGAGAATAAAACTCGAATTTATCAGGCATCTACTTCTGAGATGTTCGGTAAAGTTCAGGAGATTCCTCAGAAAGAAACCACACCATTTTATCCTCGTTCACCTTATGGAGTTGCAAAATTATATGGATACTGGATTGTCAAAAACTATAGAGAGTCTTACGGACTACATGCATCTTCTGGAATTCTTTTCAATCACGAATCCCCTAGAAGAGGAGAAACTTTTGTCACAAGAAAAATCACTAGAGGATTATCACGCATTTCAACTGGGGAACAAGATATATTATATCTCGGGAATCTGAACGCAAAGCGGGACTGGGGACATGCTAAGGACTTCGTAGACGCTATGTGGTTGATGCTCCAGCAGGACGAGGCAGATGATTATGTAATCGCCACAGGAGAGCAGTACTCGGTGCGTGAGTTTGTTGAGGCAGCGGCACCTTATTTTGGTATGAAGATTGAATGGATGGGTGAAGGTCTTGATGAGGTGGGATATGATTGGAACACTAAAAAAGCAGTCATTAAAGTCAATCCTAAATATTTCAGACCTGCTGAAGTAGAGACCTTATTAGGTGATGCCTCTAAGGCAAAGAAAAAACTAGGTTGGGAACCTAAAATTTCATTTAAACAATTAGTTGAGGATATGTGCATTTATGGGCAATAGTATGTTTCATAAAATAGAAAAATGTAGAGTTTGTGGTAACGAACATTATTACACAGTTTTGGATCTTGGAAATCAATATCTTTCGGGAATTTTTCCAAAGCAAGTAGATCTTGATATGTATAAAGGTCCACTTAAACTTGTGAAGTGTGATGAATCTACTGGTGGATGTGGGCATGTTCAATTAGAACATACTTTCGATCTTCCTACAATGTATGGAGAGGAATATGGATATCGTTCTGGATTAAATTCCAGTATGGTAAAACATCTTAAGGGAAAATATGAAAAAATTACAAATTATCTTAATTTAAAAGAAGATGATATTGTTATTGATATTGCTGGAAATGACGGCACTTTCTTAGGATTTTTTCCAAGTACTCTTAAACTTGTAAGTATTGACCCAACTTCTAAAAAGTTTAGTCAGTATTTTTCTGATCATGTTAGTTACATTGCAGACTTCTTTAGTAGAAAAACTTTCATTGATTTTTTTGGAAATGTAACCGCAAAATTAGTAACATCATTTTCAATGTTTTATGACTTGGAAGATCCTTGTCAGTTTGCCAAAGAAGTTAATTCTGTTTTAGATCCTGAAGAAGGTGTTTGGGTTCTGGAACAAAGTTATATGCCAGAAATGTTGAGAGTTAATTCATTCGATACTGTTTGTCATGAACATTTGTCCTATTACGGAATGAGACAACTTAAGTATATTATGGACCAATCGGATCTTAAGATCATTGATTTTGAATTCAATGATGTTAATGGTGGTAGTATCTCTATGATGGTGGCAAATAAAAATAGCAAGTATGAAGAGTGTACTCAAATGCTGGATGAATTGATTCGAGAAGAACTTGAACTTGCTTTGGATACGGTTAAACCTTGGCAAGAATTTGGAAAAAGAATTGAAAAGTGTAGGGAGCAATTCTGGAACCTTATTAATTCTTTTAAAGATGATGGTTTGAAGATCGCTGCTCTTGGTGCCAGCACTAAAGGAAATGTTACACTCCAAACATGGGAAGTTACTCCGGGTGATATAATGGTTGTAGGTGATGTAAACCCGGATAAAAATGGATCATTTACTCCCGGAACTTGGATTCCTATTAAAGATGAAGACAGTGTTCTTTCCGAGTATGATGTATTTGTTATTCTCCCATGGCACTTTAAAAACTTTTTTGTAAATAGTCCGAAGTTTAAGAACAAAATTCTAGTTTTTCCATTACCTGTTCCTGAAGTTGTTCAAATTTGATTATGAATAAGGATTGTAAAATTTTTGTTGCTGGACATCGAGGTCTTGTTGGATCGGCAATAGTGAGAACTCTTGAAGAAAAAGGATATGAAAACATTATAACCAAGACTCGTTCTGAACTTAATCTTTTAAATCAAAAAGATGTTTTTGATTTTTTTGATCAAGAAAAACCAAAATATGTTTTTGATGCAGCGGCAAAAGTTGGTGGAATTTATGCCAACGATACTTATTCTGCAGATTTCATTTATGAGAATATTCAAATTCAAACTAATTTGATTCATGGTTCTTGGAGATCTGGAGTTGAAAAGTTTCTTTTTCTTGGATCAGTATGTATATATCCAAAATACGCCCAAGTTCCAGTAAAGGAAGAATCTTTACTTACTGGATATCTTGAACCCACCAATGACGCATATGCTATTGCAAAAATTTCAGGAATTAAAATGCTCCAGGCATATAATAAGCAATATGGTTTTAAAGGTGTTTCATTAATGCCTTCTAATCTTTATGGCATTGGAGATAATTTCCATCCTGATAATGGGCATGTCATTCCTGCAATGATTACAAAATTTAATAACTCAAATGGAAAGTCTACGACTTTTTGGGGTGATGGAACTCCAATGCGGGAGTTTCTTTATGCGGATGATCTTGCAGACGCTTGTTTGTTTGCTATGGATCATTTTGAAAATGGGGAGTTAATTAATGTTGGTTCTGGGGAAAATGTAAGTATTAAGAGTCTTGCAAATATTGTGGCAAGTGTGGTAGGATATACTGGAGATATTGAATGGGATACTTCTCGTCCAAACGGAACTCCAAATCGTCCATTAGACTATTCTAAAATGACAGAACTTGGATGGAAACCGAAGCACACTTTATACGAAGGACTAAAGAAAACCTACCGATGGTTTATTGAAAATACTTATTATGATAGTTTTAAATGAAATATTTTAAAGGAACATTGTTCACATTCTCATATATAATTTCAATTTTGTAAAATGGTAAAAAATATAACTGATATTGGTTTTATGATGAGTTGTTTTGATGAAGTTGACGCCGTATCATTTGCAATTCAAGAGGTTAGAAAATTCTATCCAGAGAATAAAATTTTTATCTTTAATGAAAGTAAAGAAGACTATGGTTTTTTACTGGAAAAATATGATAATATTAAAATAAAAAATGATAAGGATACTATGAGTTTTTATTATGAAAATTCCATTCATGAAGTATATCTTTTTCCAGAGTTTCAAGAAAAAATTCAAGAAGCTTTTTTAACCTTGTTAGATAGGATAAATCAAACGATTCAATATACTCAATCTGAATATCTATTATTAATGGATCCAGATGTTTTAATTAGGGGAGTATTGAATGTACCATCTAATATAAATCTTTTAGGTTCTCTTATAAACAAAGGAATTCCTTTACAAACAAAAAAAGTATTACAAGAGGTGGAGGGATCAATTGTAATAGACGAATGGGGGGCAACACCTGGAATATTTAAAGTTGAAACCTTTCAAAAAGCGTATAATAAATTTATTTCAATTCCAAATTTATTGCCAAAATTAACTAAATCTTGGAGTTCTTTTTACGCACATGATGTCATTATTCCAATTTTATTTTCACTCATAGGTGAGAGAGAGCATTTAAATACGGATTTTACAGAATGTAATACTGATCTCAATTGGCAAACAAACCAAAAAAAATTAGTACATCATTATAAAAAATATTATAAGGATGTAGAAACAAAATTTCCTTTTTTTAAAGAAATATAATTATGAATATTTTTATAGTCAATAACTCCAAAGAAGCTTGTGGGGTTTATCAATATGGAAAAAGATTTGCAAATATCGCCTGCAAATCTACAAAATATAATTTTATGTATTTTGAATTGGACTCCGAAGTAGAATTTTCTTTTCTTGTTAATCAACATAATCCAGAAGCAATAATTTACAATTATCTTGGTGGCACTTTGCCTTGGGTTACTCCTACATTGGTTCAAAAATATAGAGAAAAAAATATAAAACAATATCTAATAGTTCATAATACACAATTTTCTTTTTTCGACTATTATTTGCATCAAAATCCATATCATAAAGATATTGATAACAACAATTTCTCTTTAGCAAGACCTTTGATTGATTATCAAAATAGTGACTATAAAAAAAATAATGATATATTGCAAATAGGAACTTTTGGATTTGGACTTACATGTAAACATATTCCTGAAATTTGTAGTCTAATAAATGAACAATTATTTGATAAGAAAGTTCAAATTAATTTGCATTTAACGGAAGCTTATTATTCTCCAAATGCCGATACAATAAACTCCATTGAAAAGGAATGTTTGGACAAAATTACTTACGATAATATTAAATTAAATGTAACTCGTAATTTTCTTTCTGATAAAGAGATGTTAGATTTTCTTTATCGGAATGATCTTAATATTTTCTTTTATGAAAATTATTCTTTTTATAATGGAATTTCTTCTTCCGTAGATTATGCACTTTCGGTTAAAAAACCAATAGCAATCTGTAAAAGTAATATGTTTTCTCACATTTGGGATGTTGAACCATCCATCTGCGTAGAAGATAATTCATTGTTATCTATCATAAACAATGGATTTGCACCTCTGGAAGAAAAGTATAATTCATGGACCAATGATAAGTTTCTAAATATTTTGGAATCAATAATAGAAAAAACAACTGATAATAAAAATATGAAATTTAATTCTGATGCTAAACAAGATGAATTTGTTGCAAATATTTTAAACTTTAAAAATAATGGATATTGTGTAGATATTGGTAGTTATCATTCGGTAAATTCAAATAATACATATTGTTTTCAAGAAAAAGGATGGACATCAATTAGCGTAGAAATTGATAGCAGATTAAATGAAAGTTATTCTACAAGAAAAAGCGGAGTTCATTTAAATGAAAATGCTTTAAATATAGATTATAAAAAAGTTTTTGAAGAATATGAATTTCCAAAAACTATTGATTATCTTTCATTAGATGTCGATACTTTCAGTACTAGTGTTCTTAATATATTGCCATTGGAAGAATATAGGTTTAAAGTAATAACGATAGAACATGATGGATATTTGTATGGCAATACCTATAGAGAAGAACAAAGAAATATTTTGGGTTCTCATGGATATCAACTTGTTTGCTCAAATGTGTATGTGGAACAATCTGGATTCGAAGGAAAACAATGTCCATTTGAAGATTGGTGGATTGATCCTTCAGAATTTGATGCAGATTTGATTAATAAAATAAAATCTGAAAGTGAATACCCATCAAAAATTATTGAAAAATTTAAAAAATAAATTAATTGTATAATCTTTAAAATGAAAGCAATTGTAACTGGCGGAGCAGGATTTATCGGATCTAATTTAGTTGATACTCTTATCGAAAAGGAGTATGAAGTTATAGTAATTGATAGTGAATATTCTAATTCGCATGATCAATTTTATTGGAATCCAAATTCAAAAAATTATAAGTACGATATTCGTGATTATAATAAAACGAGAGAATTATATGAAGGAGTTAACTATGTTTTTCATTTAGCTGCTGAAGTTAGCATTCAACGTTCAATTGAAAATCCTATTGAAACATCAAGTATTAACACGGTTGGAACATGTACAGTTCTTCAGTGTGCGCGTGAAGCAGGAGTAAAACGTTTAATGTATTCTTCTACATCTGCTGGATATGGTGCAAATCAATCACCAAATGTTGAAACTCAACCAGATGATTGTTTAAATCCATATTCTGTTTCCAAAGTAAATGGAGAAAAACTTTGTAAAATGTATACCGATTTATTTGGATTACCTACAGTTATTTTTAGATACTTTAATGTTTATGGGGAGCGTCAACCTATCCGTGGGCAATATGCTCCAGTAATTGGAATTTTTCTTCGACAGAAAAATAATGGACATCCACTTACTATTGTTGGGGACGGTAATCAAAAAAGAGATTTTGTTCATGTCTCTGATGTTGTAAATGCAAATATTGTTGCAGCAACTGCAGATATTGATGATAAATTTTATGGAACAGTATTTAATGTTGGTAGTGGTAAAAATTATTCTGTGAATGAAATTGCAAAAATGATTTCTAATGATAGAGTAAATATTTCTCCTCGCATTGGTGAATTGATGATTAGTCTTGCTGATAATAATAAAATTAAGAATATTCTTGGTTGGCAACCTAAAGTTAACGTTATTGAATGGATTTCAAAATATGCTTAAACAAAAAATAATTATCTGGGGATATCCTTTAGATTCTCATACACATTCTTATATTCATGGTGCTTGGTATAAAACATTTAAGCATCTTGGATATGAAACTTATTGGTTTCATGACGATAATTACCCAGTAGGTTTTGATTATTCCAATTCACTTTTCATTACTGAAGGATATGCTGAAAAAAATATTCCACTCGTAGAATCTTCAACTTACTTTGTGCATATTTGTGTAAATCCTCAGAAGTATCTTGATAAAGGTTGTCGTTTGATTGATATTAGATTTAATGTTAATCAAATTAATGATTGCAACTATTCATATGAGTTTGATAAGAAAGATTGCATTGCTATCGATGATGTATCTTTCTATAAAAAATCAGTAGATGATTCTGTGCTGTCTGATCAGTTTAAAAAAGGTGTTAATGGATACGATGCATTGTATTTAAGTTGGGCGACAGATCTTCTTCCAGATGAATTTAATTTTGAAGATAGATTCATTTATCGTGAAAGGAAAATCTATCATGTTGGATCTATTGCTGAAAGTAATATTAATGAGGTTAGAAAGTTTGGGCAAGCAATGCAAGAAAATGGTATTGAGTTTGTTCACAGAAACCCATGGGTAAATCCTGCTACTTGGGAAGAAGTTAAAATGCTTACCCAAAAATCTTATATTGCACCAGACCTTCGAGGATCAGCAATGAGAGCAGAAATTAATGGTAAGGTTGATACTGGTGCTAATCATAAGTTGATTGGATATATTCCATGTAGAATTTTTAAGAACATTAGTTATGGGCAAATTGGTGCTACAAACTCAAAGGCAGTTAAAGAACTGTTTGGAGATCTTGTAATTTATAATGATGATGAGTATCAATTATTCTATGATACTGAAAAGAAAAAGGATGATAGTGATTTTATTCTTGAACAAATGAAATTCGTTCAAGAGAATCATACTTACCTTAATAGGGTAGATTCTATTATGAAAGTTTTTAGTAAGGAGATTTGATATGTCGGTAACACTTGTAACTTCATTATATGATATTGGTAGATCCAAACTAGACGGTAGAACTTGGGATGAATATCTAGATTGGTTTTCTAAAACTCTACAGTTGAAATCTCCAATGGTTGTATTTGTTGACCAAAGTTTGGTTGATTTTGTACGACAACATCGCAATGGACTTCCAACTAAAATTATTGAAGAACCTATTGAGAAGATTCCATACTATTATCTTAAAGATAAAATGGATAGTGTGATTGAATCTGAAGAATATCAATCTAAAATTTTGGATTTAAATAGGATTGAATGTAAGAGTAGTTTGTATAATATTATTCAGTACTCTAAATTTAGATGGTTAAATAGGGCGTCTGATGAAAATTGCTTTGATTCTGAATATTTTCTTTGGGTTGATGCAGGACTTTCTAGATTTTTTTATGATATTAATTTAAACAATCCATATCCAGGAGAAAATGCCAAGCAATCATTGTTAGATCTCAAAGATAGTATTTTGATTCAGGTGTTCTTGTCATACTATCCAGATCTTGTAAATGCAAAAGAGTTACCAAAAGAATATCTTCAAGACAATCGTTCCTATATTATGGGTGGGATGTTTGGCGCAGGAAAAGAATCAATTAAAAAGTTTTGTCCTATTATAGATAATATTTTGGATGAGATGTTATCGGATAACATTATTAATAATGAGCAAATTGCATTGGGATACTTATATAAAAAATATCCTGAATTATTTGTAGAATTTTTTAATGAATCTTATATGCATCGTAGTTATGAACTTGTAGTGGAGTTAAGTAAATGAAAATAACTTTAGTTGGCCCTGGAATTATGCCTATTCCTCCTACTGGCTGGGGCGCAGTAGAAATTCTAATCTGGGACACTAAGAATGCTCTAGAAAAATTAGGGAATACAGTTCAAATTGTAAACACAAGAGATGCAGTGCAAATTATTGATGAGATAAATTCTTTTCGCCCCGATTTTGTTCATGTTCATTATGATGAATTTATAGGAGTGTATCCTTATATTCAATATCCAAAAGCAATCACTAGTCACTTTGGATATCTAGAACAACCTCAGATGTTTAATGGATATATTAATGTCTTTAATGCATTCGGAGATATTAAACCAAATATCTTTTGTTTGTCGGAAGGAATTTCTAGGGTGTATCAAATTATGCTTGGTATACCTTCAGAGAAACTCTTTGTGACACCCAATGGAGTAAACGCCGAGGTGTTTAGTTATACTGATTCTCCGGAGTATTCCGATAGATCTATCTACCTTGCCAAGATTGATTATCGTAAGAGACAGCATCTTTTCCAATCTATCGATAGTCTTTGGTATGCGGGTAATATCGCAGATCAAAGATTTAATCCAAACAAAAACTATTTGGGGGAATGGAGTAAAGACACTCTGTATAAGAGTCTGACAAACTATGGAAACCTAGTTCTTCTGAGTGATGGTGAAGCCCATCCACTTGTTTGTATGGAGGCGTTGGCATGTGGATTGGGAGTTGTTGTAAGTCAATTTGGAACAGCAAATCTAGATACATCTAAAGATTTTATTGATGTTATTCCGGAAGATGAGATTGGTGATATTGGTTATATTGAATCTGTTATTATTAAAAATAGAGAATACTCTATATCTCATCGAAAAGAGATTCTAGAATATTCTAAACAGTTTAGATGGGAGAATGTTCTTAAGAATTATTATATTCCGAATGTAGAAAAAGTTATAGGTGCATCATGATTGGATTTAATGCTCTGGGACAAATGGGTAGATTGGGAAATCAAATGTTCCAATTTGCCGCACTTAAAGGTATCGCAAGACATCGTGGATTTGAATATTGCTTTCCTCCCACACAAAATAAAAATGAATGGACTGATCACCAATTACTAAATGCATTCAAACTTACATCTACTACTCAATTAAATATTCAGTTTATTGATACTGGCAGACCAACAGTTTTTGAAGGAACCTTTTCATTTAATGAGAAGTTTTTTAATGAGTGCCCTGATTGGGTGTCTATTCGGGGATACTTCCAAACAGAGAAATACTTTAAGCACATTCGTGATGAGTTACTAAAAGACTTTGAGTTTCGGGATGAGATTTTAGAACCTTGCAAAGAGATGATGTCTCAATTTGAGAGTGCTCCCATTGCACTTCATATTCGTAGAACTGATTATATTACAAATCCAAATCATACTGCACTTGGACTTGAATATTATGAAGAGGCACTCAAGCAGTTTGATGAATGTGAAGTTCTTGTATTCTCTGATGATCCAGAATGGTGCAATCAACAAGAGTTATTCTCTGATGATAGGTTCCTGATTGCCGAAGGAAATACAAACTATGTTGATCTGTGCCTAATGACTTTATGCTCTGGGCACATTATTGCCAACTCTTCATTCTCCTGGTGGGGTGCATGGTTATCAAATAGTAAGCAGGTTGTAGCACCTTCTGGGTGGTTCAAGGGGTCAGATAATGAGCACCTAGATACTAAAGATATTATTCCTGGAAGGTGGAAGAAAATTTAATGCTACATTCTTATCTTAAAAACAAATTTTTTAATGGGATTGATTCTGGAATAATGGTTGAAGTTGGATCCGCCGGTCCAGAATTTCTATCTCAATCTAAACCATTTCGTGATATTGGTTGGAGATGCATTTGTATAGATCCAAATCCAGAATTTGTAAAAATGCATAGAGATATTGGCAATGAAATATATGAATATGCTTGTTCTTATGAGGATAAAGATGATGTAAATTTCGAAATGGTTACACAACCTATACATGGAATTACTTATGAAAGTTTTTCTTCAATAGAAGTTAGTGAAAGATTATCATTAACTGGATATTCTAATGGAAAAAAAGACCTTTCTATTAATACAATTAAAGTTAATGTGAGGAAATTAAATACTATTTTGGAAGAAGCAAAGGTATCAAAAGTTGATTATGTTATTGTTGATGTTGAAGGATGGGAACTTAATGTGATGAAAGGATTTACTTCTTCAAAATATCAACCAAAAGTGATTGTACTGGAAAATGCATTTGCTGATACATATCAAGAATTTAATACTTATATGTCAAATTTTGGTTATGAGTTTGATTCATTTGACGATACAACCGGACCAAATTTAGTTTATTCTAATCAAAATTATTGAATATGAAAGTTGCTATTGCATTTATTGGTACTGGTAAGTACCTAGAGTTTCTTCCTAGATATTATGAAAATATTAAAGAATATTTTCTACCCAATACTGAGAAGACATTTTTAGTATTCACTGATGGTGAAGGAGATTTCCCAGAAGATGTTAAAGTTTATTCGCAGGAACACCTTGAGTGGCCGTTCATTACGCTTAAGAGATTTGAAATTCTTAACAGTGCAAGAGATGAAATTGTTAAAAATGACTGGTTGGTTTTCATTGATGCTGATGCTCTCGTTGTTGATCAAATTTTAGAGGAAGATTTCTTTACTGATAAACCACTATTTGGTGTTCATCATCCCTGCCATGCACTTGGTATGCCTCCTCATAATAAGTATCCCGGTGCCTTTGAGACTAATACGGAATCTTTAGCACATATAACAGAATCTGACGATTTACCCGTATATTATCAGGGATGTTTGTGGGGTGGCAAAGTACCTGAAGTTTGTGCTATGATTGATACTTTAATAGAAAGAACTAATCTTGACTTAGAAAATAATGTCATAGCACTTTGGCACGATGAAAGTCATATGAACAAATACTTTATTGAAAATAAAAATTTAGTACATACTTTTGGACCAGAATATGCATATCCTGAAGTATTTGCTGGGTATTGTGATTTTCTTCCAAAAATAGTTCATCTTGCAAAAGACAATTCAAAATATCAGCAATAAAAATGGATAAAAATAAATCAGCATATAAACTCAAAAATATGGGTCCAATATATTATTTAAATCTTGATGGGCAACCGGAAAGAAAGGAATATATGGAAGAGCAGTTTAAGTATTGGGACATAGAAAACTATACTCGTATCTCTGCCTATGATGGTCGTGAAGATGATTTAAGTGATATCATTAAAGGTCGTTATCCTGATAATATGACGACGGGTGAAATTGGATGCACTACTTCTCATCTCAAGGCAATCAAACACTGGTATGAGACTTCTGATAGTTCTTATGCTATTATTATGGAGGATGATGTAGATTTACAGACGGCAAGATTCTGGGATTTTTCTTGGGTGGATTTTGCATCAAAGGTTCCTTATGATTATGATGTGGTTCAACTTGCGATTATCTGTACCGGAGATTTACATGTAAAACTTCATAAGAGGTTTGTGAACGACTTCTCAACTGCTGCCTATATGATTACTCGTCATCACGCAAAGAAACTCATTGACCTTCATTGTCGGGATGATAAGTATAAGTTGGATCAAGGAGTTAAACCAAGAGCAGTGGCGGATGATTTGATTTATAACTCCGGTAATACTTTTTCGATTCCTTTGTTTCTTTATAAGATTGAGTTGGGGTCTAGCATACATCCGGAACATATTGATGTTTTTCATCGCCAGAGTCACGATGGTCTACTAAAGTTCTGGGAGACTCAAGGTTCTGATATGAAGATTGACGAACTAATGAACTATGATCCTTACCTAGGGAGAATCACGAACCCATCTCAACCAAGTTAGGGTTTTCTGACTCTGGGTACTTGACTTTTCTTTATCTTTCCTATATAATTGTGCAATACTTCGTAATAAAACGAAAAAAAATGACGGTCACAACCAATGAGCGTGGGCAACAAAATATGTTTGCCAAAGAACCTCAAATGTATTATGAAAATTATGGGATGCTGACTCCCAATCAAATAAAGGAAAAGTACAATGGGCGCTGGGCAATGATGGGAATTGTTGCTGGATTTATTTCCTATGCAGTAACGGGTAAGTTCTTCTTCGGTATCTTCTGATGACTGAAGTAATTTTTACTCTTACAAGCATTACTTTTTTTGTGCTTCTTGCACATGCTGTTAATCAACTTTCCGAAACTTATTAAGGAGAAAAACAATGGACAAAATCTTTACTGAAGCAGCAGAGCGTCTGAATGGAAGACTTGCGATGATTGGATTCGTCGCTGCTGTTGGTGCATATCTCACCACTGGGCAACTGGTCCCAGGGATATTTTAAACACCAGTATTAAAGACCTGTTATTATAAATAATATTAGTTAATAACAGGTCTTATGACAAAAGGTAGAAAAAAAGGAGAGGGTGTAAAAACTTATATTGCTCGTCCAGATGGTACTGTTTGGAGTCAAACAAAATATAAATGTACGAGATTAAACCCATCAAAACATTATAAAAAAGAATATTTACAATTTGATATGTTTATTGATGGAAAACGAGTGAACAAACAAGTCCATAGATTTATAGCAGAACGACTGATTCCAAATCCAGATAATCTTCCAGTTGTAGATCACATCAATAGAAATAGACTTGATAACAGAGTTGAAAATTTGAGATGGTCTACCCGAGAAGATAACTGGTATAACTTTGAGTTAAGTATTGATAAATGTATTCATACATTAACCCGTGCTGGATATACAATCATTCCACCGAAATAAAATTATTCTAGGAGTATTAGAAAATCAACACATCTTTGCAATGAATATTAACTCTGCCTAATAAATAAGGCAGAGTTTTTTTGTATATGCCACGCGGACAACTGACTAAGCAAGAGATAAAAAGAATATTATTGATGTATAAGAATGAATTATATGAAGAAACTATTGGATATACATCAGATCCAAAAGGACTTGCTCACAAGTATTTAAATAAGGTATTAGATAAAATAGAAGAATATGCAAGATGATTAAATTTTTTTTAATTTATTTTGTAGTAATTATTTCTTTTTTAATAGTGCGAGCATCCGCATCTAAATAACAAATAAAGTGGAGATTGAAATGATTGGACCTAAAAAGAAACCGCAAGAATTTGGATTTAAGAAAGGAGATACTCATCTAATTGTTAATGATATTACAGAAAAAGTAAAAGCATATGATTTTGATGGAAAACTTCTTTGGGAACTTCCTGCATTAGCAAGAGGACAAGGAAGTGATTATGAGTTTAAACTTTCAAACACAGATACTCCTCCCGGTCTTTATAAGATTGGCACTATCTACAAAGATTATGAAAAGGTAGGAGCAAATCCTGCATATGATAGAACTTTAATGGCATATGGATGGTATTCTTTTGATTTAGTTGAATTAGAAAATCAAGAAGCAAAGTACGGCCGTGCTGGTATTATGATTCATGGTGGAGGTTCTGCTTGTGGTTGGCCTGGTGCTTGGGCACCCAAACAAAAACTCTTCTCAACACACGGTTGTGTCAGAATGCACAATCAAGACTTGAGAGATAAACTACTTCCTCTCACAAAAACTGGTGCTGTTTATGTCTCTGTATTCCAAGAAGGATGACCATTAAATTCATAGATGCTGTAAAAAATCATAAAGACTTAGATCATCAAATTGATGCTTGGGAGTTTCTTCAGGCATCAGTTCATAAAGAAATTGTTGATGAGTTTGCTAGAAGATATAGAAACCAAAAAGTAGAACCAACTTTTGAAGGTCTTCCGGAAGCAGGAATTAAATTAATAAAAGAGTTTGAAGGTTGTCATTTAAAAGCATATTATGATCCTTTGACTGGTGGACTTCCTATAACGATTGGGTGGGGAAGCACTCGTAGAAAAGATGGAACTCGTTTTATGATTGGAAATAAGATCACAAAAGAAGAAGCAGATGATCTTTTATACTTCCAACTCAGAAGAGAGTTTATACCCTCTCTTCAGAAAATACCTTATTGGAATGAAATGAATGAGAATCAACAAGGAGCACTTCTATCTTTTGCTTATAATCTTGGTGCTGGTTTTTACGGGTCTCCCAATTTTAATACCATAACTAGAGTTCTTAGAGAAAAGAAATGGAGTGAAGTTCCAAAAGCACTAGAACTTTATAGAAATCCTGGTAGTTCTGTAGAGGCAGGACTTCTGAGGAGACGCAGAGCAGAAGGTGCCTTGTGGAGTTCTAGTCTATCTAAAAAATAGTTTTCTTCCTTTTTTCGCAGGTCTTCGTATAAACCTCAACACCTCTGGTGGTTGGGGTTTTGGTTTAGGACTGCGATTTTCTAACATCATCCAATCATTCGTCAGAAGTCTCAGAAGAATGAGTATTGGAAGAAGTTTTTTCTTCATTATTGTCTAGTGTAAGAATGTAATAAAGAACATAAGCAGTCCCAAGTAATCCAATAGCAAGTAAGATATTGACGGACCAAACAACTTCATTCATTATTTTTTTCCTTTTGATGTATCCAAGTTTTCAATTCGTGTAGATATTTTCTAAGTTCATCTGCTTTATGTAGATGCCATTCATCACCACTCTTGAAGTACTCATGAGTGTGATTATCTATTGCCTTTAGAATGTTATGTATCGGTGTGTTCCAAGGTTCTCTGATAGGAGTATTCCATTCGCGTGGCATAATACCTCACTTTTTCTTGCCACCATTTTTTGCTTTCTTCGCAGATGCATTTCCTTGGTTTTGTTTTGATCCAGAAGATCCTTTTTTTCCTTTGTTTGCTGATTTTGCCACGCCAGTTAATGCGAAATGCAATTGTATTTATTGTATGAAGTGGTTATTTATACTTAAATGATCTTTTGTTTCTTTCTATTGACAGCATTTCCTGACCGTGCTATAATAAATACAACAACAGGTTAAGGAATGTAACAAAACCTTAATGTTGTCCTCTGCCTAACCGAGACCTATGGGGAGGTAAAACACAGTCTCTCATACCCACGATGGAGGGTGTCGTGGGAAATACTTGTACCGTTCAGTTCCCCCTGGACACATACTTACCCTTTAACGAAAAAATGACTGCTACAATTGCTACACGTCGCCCAACTACTTCGGCGTGGAACTCATTCTGTGAATGGATTACTTCAACGAACAACCGCCTTTATGTTGGTTGGTTCGGAACTCTGATGATTCCAACGTTGCTTGCTGCAACTAT